TCACTTTGACTCTTCAATCCAATAATAGAGATTGAATAACTGAACAGAGAGGGGAGCAATCCCCTCTCTTAAACGCTACTAGGAGAACGCACAATGGCAATGTCAACTGACGCTGATTTGATTAAATATCAGCCAGATATATTAACATTCGGTATTGACGAATTTACTGACGAACATGCAAAAGCACGTGATGATATTTTACGTAAATTGCGTGATGAGTGGTGGGTTCGTTCTCGTAATGTTACTAACTATGATATTTCTCGTTCACTACCTAGCTTAGAAATGGATGACTCTAAACTCACTGAATCACAATTCGAACGTTGTGCAGTGTATCGTGTTCTTTCAGAATACGCTCTACCGCAGTTAACGAAATGGAATAATGAAGGAAGTGAAGACAGGTTTCAAGTTATGATGATGCACTATCGTAAACGTTATGATGAAGAATTTAACTCTATTTTGAGAGATGGAGTTTTATACGATTTTGACGGTGATGGCACAGTCGAACAAACCGAGAAGCAACCATTTCACACTAGACGGATTATTCGTTAATGGCAACGATTACTATCAATGCCAGAAAGTTTAAGCGAGATATGGAGAGATTTGCGGATAGCCTACAACGGTCTATTCCAATTGCTCTAAATAGAAGTGGAGAGAAAACACGTGAAACTATTTTAAATAGAACAGCACGTGGAGTGGGGTTGAGAGGAGCATTCAAACAATATTCTCCCGGTTATCGGGAGTTTAGAAATAGTCAAGGTAGAGGCACTAAACCAGACCTTAACTTTTCAGGCAGAATGCTATCAAACCTAGATGTTGAACGTAAAGGTCGCAACAAACTTGTTGTGGGCTTTAAGAGAAGGGAAGAAAAATTGAAAGCTGAACATAACAATAAAACAAGACCTTTTATTGGTGTGACAAGCACAGAAGAAAAATCAATTATTCAGACTTTCGCTAGACAGTTAGAAAAGGACTTAAGATGAGCATTAGCAAAACTAGTTACAGAGAAAACATTGCAAAGAACATCGTTTCAGAGTTAAGGGAACTTAAATCTGTTAGATTTGTTACACGTGATGTTTTTGATCCAAGCGAATTAAGTGATGCTCAAGTTCCAGCAGTCTTAGTGTTAAGTGGGTCAGAAAGAAAATCTGACATTACAAGAGCATCAAGACAAGGAACTATTGAGTTTATTCTAACAGGGTTTGTTAAAGGAAAGTTTTTAGATACTGCCCGAAACAAACTGTTAGATGACATTGAAACGAAATTGTATGAAGATACAAAAAGAAATGGTTATGCGGCAGACACTGTAGTAACAGAAGTTAATACAGACGAAGGTGCAACTTTTCCATTAGGTGCGGTTCAAATAATCGTGCAAGTAGAATATATTCACCCTAAAGGTGATTTAGACAAATAACAGTAATAGGAGCAAACAATGGCAGTTCTAAAAGGTAAAGACGGTTCAATATCAGCAGGTTTGAACAATCTTGCAAACATTACTTCTTTCACTATCAATGAAGAAGCAGATACACTAGAAACTACAGCGATGGGTAACGCAGGTTACAAAACGTTTGTAGGTTCACTAAAATCATGGAGCGGAACAGTTGAAGCAGTATTTGACGATACTGATGCGGCAGTTACAGTAGGAGGAGCAATCACACTAACAGTAGAGGTTGATAATGGTTCAGCCGAGCAAATCCGATACTCTGGTGATTGTATCGTGACTTCAAGGTCAGTGGAAGTAGCAGTTGCAGATTTAGTCGGTGTTACTTTTGAAGTAACAGGAACAGGTGCCTTAACTGAAGTTATTTCATAATAATATAATTTCACAAGAGGTATAAAATGACTACAAGCGTAATCAACAATGCGAAAACGCATTTTAAAACTAGACTTACAGACAAACTTGAATGGGTAGATTGCCCAGAATGGGATTGTAAAATATACTTTAAGTCTAGTGCAACACTTAAGCAAACCGAAGAGGTTGTTGCTTTGCACCGTGAAAATAAAGTCGCGGAAGCATTAGCAACTGTCCTTATTCAACGTGCGTTAACAGAAGATGGGAAAAAAATGTTTGTCGGTGCAGACAAATTTGACATGATGAATTCAATCGACCCAGAAGTTGTTACACGTATAGCTACACATATTCTGAATGTAGAACCTACAGCGGAGACCGTAGCAAAAAACTAAGTGCCGATGTTGACACATATTTCCTGTATCAACTAGCAGAACTACTGCACAAGTCTGTTAACGAGATTATGGAAATGTCAGCATCGGAATACATAGGATGGGCTGAGTATTTTAAGTTGAAAGAACAACGGAGTAAGCGAAAACATGGCAAACACAAGTATTGAAATTGAAATTAAAGCCCTCGACAAAGCAACCAGTAAACTAAACTCGATATCTAATTCAATGACTCCACTGAATAAAAAGGTGGGGAAACTAGATAAACAGTTTGACAAGGTTGACAAGTCAATCAAAAAAACAAGTGGGTCTTTTAAGGGATTAAAAGGTCTATTAGCAGGTGCCATCACTATTGGTGGTATTACTGCATTTACTAAGTCAGTTGTTGAAGCAAGTTCTCGTGCAGAGGATTTGAAAACAACACTTGACACAGTTACCGGTTCAGCAAAAGCGGGTGATGATGCATTTAAGTTTATTAATGACTTTGCAACAAGAACTCCTTTTGACATCGAAACATTAACAGAGACATTCATCAAATTGAAGTCATCGGGTATTGAACCAACCGAAGAACTTCTTACATCGTTTGGTGATATGGCGTCTGTTACCACAGACCGTATCGGGTCATTGAATGCTGTTACAGATTTGTTTTCAAGAACTACATCGGGCGGTTTAGGACTAGAAGAACTAAACCGTCTCGCTGATAGAGGTATTCCAGTCTTTAAAATCTTAGAAGACCAACTAGGATTAGCAAGATTAGAAATCTCAGAATTTGGTAAAACAGCCGATGGTGCGGCAAAAATTAAAGATGCACTACTAGTAGGACTCGATGAGAACTTTGGTGGTGGTATGGAAAAAGCATCTAAGAACTTATCAGTATCATTATCTAACTTAGGTATCGCAGGTAACAATGCCTTGATTGCAGTTGGTGAAGGTGGTCTTTCAGATGCACTTAACTCAGCCGCAACACGTATGACAGACTTTATTGTTAACAATGAAGACTTAGCAATGGCACTTGGTGAGAAACTAGGACAAGCTGTTACATTTGTTGTAGATGGTATCGCATCACTTTCAACAGGTATGGAAAAAGCAGGCCCAATCTTTGAATTATTAGGAACAATATTTAACGACATTCTTGTCCCAGCATTTGGACTAGCATTTGATGTTTTAGTAAAAATAGCAGAAGCATTAGGCCCTCTAGCAGAAACAGTAGCACCATTGGCGCAATCAGCATTTGAAGGCATAGCAACAGTTATGACTGAAATTGTTATACCAGCATTTGAAACAGTCATAGGAACTATCGGAACAGTTATTGACAAGATACAAAGCATGATTGATTTCATCGGTGCAGGTATTGGTAAAGTCAAAGAGTTCGGTGGTGCAGTAGGAGACAAAGTAGGTGCAGGCTTTACAAAAGCCGGAGACGCAATCGGTGGTTGGGTTGATGGTGGTAAAGACAAGTTAACTGGCTTATATGACTGGGCAGTAGGTAACTCTCTTATCCCAGACTTAGTTAGAGACATCGGTAAAGTAATGGACAAGCTACCAAAAGAAATGGTAGATCCAATCGGTAAAGCAGTCACAGATTCAAAAATGCAATTTGATAAACTCCCAACTGGTCTAAATCCAAATCAACTTGTAGACCCAGTTAGCAACACAGGTGCAGGCTTAGGTGCCATGACAGGTGGATTGTCAACAGCAAATTCAAATGTTAACTTCAACATTTCAGGTGTAAATGCAGGCGGAGGATCTGGTCAATTTCAATCAGCACAAATGAGACAGTATATTGAAGGTATTGCTCTAAAAACAGCACACACTGTCCTTAGACAGAATACAGGCTTTGGAGGGTTAGTATAATGGCAAACTTACCATTACAAACACAGTTATCAATATCAACAAGTTATGTTGCAACACCAAGACATAGATTAGTAGAGTTTGGCGATGGTTACATACAAAGAACACCATTAGGTATCAACTATCAAAGACGAACACTTACAGTTACACACGACAATTTAAGTGCAACAGATGCCGCTACTCTAGTTTTATTTTATGAAAATAGATTGTTAGATGCAGGTGTAGTAGACATAGCCGCAAACGAATTATTAAGAACAGCAGGCAAATTTTACTTAGAAAGTTTTGATGTTCAAATGGCAGACAATGAAAGACGAACAATATCAGCAAGTATGATTGAGGTATTTGACTTATGAGTTTACCAGCAATAGTATCATCAAAACTTGCAACAAGTCCAATAACAGATTTATATGAATTTGACTTTACGCAAATAGGTGGCAGTGCAAAAATTTACATTTCAAGTGGTCAAGAAGGTGATGGCTCAGGTGGCTTGCAAAAACTTGACATTGCATGGGATGATGAAGTTGGTGTAAAAGTATTTGAGCATTGCGATTTACAGATTAGTAATTTACGTTCAGACTTAACAGGACAAGTTGCAGAACCACAGTTAACAGTTGCGGCTAAAACATTGTGGGATATATCAGGTTGGGCTACAGCAACAAGCAATTTCGGTATGATGAATTATCGTGGCTTAGGTATCAATAGAAAAAGACTTTTTTATAGCACATGGTATAATATGATACCGCAAAGATTTTTTGTAAAGTCAGTTGATGAACTTACACCAGAACAAATAACATTTACATTGACACCAAGTTTAGGCACCGAAAACGGTGAAAAACCAAGTGCAAGAAAGTTGGATATATAGCATGAACTTTAATAAATTTAACTTAGACCAATTTGTAAAAACAAAATTAGCACAACAAGTTCAACAATCACAGATTGGAAACTTTGTTAAACAAAAAGGTGCTCCAGCTATAATATCAACTGTTCTTAAAAAGATATTAGGCAAAAAAGATCCAGTAGTAGTCGACGGTATAGACATGGGCATACAAGTAGAGCCAGGTGTTATACCAGTTGTTTATGGTCACATAGGAATGTCAAATACACAGTTTGACTTGGGACAAAAGCCAAGTGACATAGATGCAGAAAAAATTACACAAGAAGTTAAAATAGTTGTAGGTGAAGGCCCGATTGCAGGTGTATCAAAATTAGTAAATCAAGGAACTATTGAATTTCAACTTCCAGGAGAATCAAAAGAAAACTTAAAACAAGTTATTATTAATGATTCATTTGTTGTAGATCCAAATACAAATGTAGCAAACTTTAAAGACATTAAATTTGAAATGACATTGGGTGATGGCACTACAAATAAACAAACAGCGACAATAACAGACTTCAATCCATTTCTAGTAGAAGAAGCAGACGGTGTAAAGATTGAAGCAATAGACGATCCAACAAATCAAAAATTATTAAATGACTTAGGTGACGTTAGTGCAGGTAAAGGTGAGAACTATGTTCTTTTCTGGAACAATGACGCAGGTCAATGGGAAGCAAAATCATTTAACTCACTACTTAATGAAACAGGCGCTACTTATGATGGTGGTGCAGGTGGTGATGGTGGCACAGGTGGAACAGCAGGTAATGGCGGAACAGGTGGAACAGGTGGTGTAGGGCCAGCAGATGGTCTAATCAAATACACACAACACAATCCCCCACCAACACATGTAGAAACGACTGGCACACTAAAAACAACAACAACTATTACAGCACCCCCAAGCACAGGAACAAGTATTGTTTCTGGTAAAGGTGCACCATTAAGAAGACTAGATGAATCAACACCATACTTTGATACAGCAATAGATTTTGCAGAAGTAGATGAATCAACAGATTCAATAAACATTACAACATTTTTTCCAGAAGGCATCTACAAAGAATTAGAAACAGTATCAAAAGTAGTAGATGGAACAATTACACTTTGTGGCACAACAAGACCAATATCAAATAGTGGTAATCTAAATTGTTTAACACCAAGTGTAGAAGTCGCACCAGACGGACAAAGTTCAACTACAAATACACGTGCTACAGGTTCAGTTACAGTAAACGTTGTTTTGACAACTACACTATGTGGTCGTGAGTTTGTATTACATGAAACAAATTATCCAGTATCATTCTTAAAGAATGGCGGATATAAACACACAGAAGAATTTAACATTACACAAATGAACGCAGGTTCAGGTGAAATAGTTACAGGCACAGCGGCAGGCACACAACAAACAGGTTCATTAGATGGGACTTCAAATGACTGTAACTCAACAGATTTACAAAAGTTTAATTTTAAAGATTGGTCATTGAGTGATTATCTAAGTGCATACCCAAATCAAATTGTCAGTGCGGCAAACGAAGTTAAAGTATATGCTTGGATAGACAATAAAGACGCAGATGATGAATTTACAATATCAACAAACACATATCTATATGCAGTAGATGTATGTAAACCAATGAATGATTTTGATGCTAAAGTAAGTGTTGCGGCTACTACAGCAACACCATTTAAATTATTTGAACCAGACCATGGGTTCAAAAAACATATTGCAGAAACAGAAACAGAAGCGTATTCATTAGAAGAAAAAAGATGTTATACAGAAGTTATTACAGGCACTTTCTCAGCAACTACACCCCCAACACCGTTACTTGTTATAGACGGTTCAACTACTGGTAGTAGCGGAACTACAGGAACAAGTGGTGGCACAGGTGCGGCAGGTTCATCAGGATCAGCAGGAACACAAGGCTCTGTTACAGTTCCAGCAGTTCCAGATGTCCCGTTTGCAGAAATGTCAGTAGACTCATCTTATTCAGGTGACGGTGTAGCAGATACAGTTACACTACCAACAGTTACAGTTACAAATGCAGATGCTAGTGCATCAAATACACTTGTTATTTCAGTAGACCAAGGCACAGTAGATGTTACTACAGTTCAAGGTTCAGTTAGTGCAAGTAATAGAAATTCAGCGGCTATGACACTTATAGGCACTAAAGCTAACTTACAGACTACTTTGGACTCAGGTCTTAAATTTAGTAGCTCTACGGCGACCATAGGCGATGTTACAATCACTTTTGCGATAAGTTCTAGCGAAGGTGCTTCGGAATCCGCAAAAGTCATTAGAAGTCAAGCTATAACGACTTATACAGCACCTTCATTTACAATCACAGTTACAGGCACTTCAGGTAAGTTTAAATGCTTAGTTCGTAATAAACTTATTATGAACACAATTACAGCAAGTGGCACAACATCAGAAATAGCAGAACAAATCAAAGTAGCAATAAACGATTATACGACTGGCACACCAGATTTTACGGCAACACGTTCAACTAACGTAGTTACAGTTACAGGCCCAGCAGGTCTTGGTAACACTTACAATGGCTTACAGCCAACTAACGGTGCTCTGTCTCCGCTCTTAGCAACAACGATTACACCATTTGCAGGAGGAGTATCACCAAGTCGTATTACACAACCAAAACAAACAACAAAGAATTTATTAGCAAAATTTATCCCTGCATTAGCATTTACAAATTCATTAACAGCGAGTGACGTTTCATTTGCTCAAGTAAAATATAGACCAAAGCAAGGTGATGGTGAAACTGATTTAAGCGAATTAGGTTTCTTTATTGGTGGCAGAACTAATCTTGAAGAACCAACAGAAATTTCAGGTGGTGCTACATCATTTGCTAACTGGAGAACAGCAAATTATACAAGTAGCACAAGCAATAAAGGATGGTCAAGTAACCCAGCATGGGTCTTTTTTGACTATCTAACAAATACTACATATGGATTAGGGGATGATATCAAATTAAATGCACAGCAAAAATATGATGCAAAAACAAATGTAGGATTATATAGTGATATTTACAACGCATCAGTATGGTGCCAACAACAACCATCAGGCGTTGCACATCAAAGAGCCGCAAGATTTAACGGTGTATTCTATGGTGGAGAATCAAAGTATGAAGCACTACAAAAAATTGCAGATACAATGTTTGCAAAATTTGTTTATTTAAATGGTAATCCAAGATTAATATTCGATGGTGCCGCTTACAGTGGTTGGGGTGGAAACACACCAATAATTAAGAAACTAGTTAATCAAACAAACGCGGCTGAGGTGACTTATCAATCAGGTTCAATAGAAAACATATTCAACGTTATCAACGTTAAATTTAATAATCCAGACAACTTCTACAAGGTAGAAGAAGTTCAATATATAAACAATTCAAGCATTGCTACATATGGCAGACGAGAAACAAATGTAGAATTAACAGGATGCACAAACAAACAACAAGCATTATGGTATGGTGCTTGGTTATATGAAACAGAAGCGGCAAGTTCAGAGATAGTTACTTACATTGCAGGTTGGGATCATTTCGATGTTCTACCAGGTGATTT